TCATATGAAGGCCAAGATAATTCAGGTGGCGTTGTTTGTCTTAAAGATTTAGAATTGGAACTTAAAGGTAAACGAGTTTATATTATTGATGATATTTGCGATTCTGGTGCTACTATTTTAGAAGCATTATTTCGAGTGAATAGCAGACTGGCTACTGAAGTTAAAGTTATAACATTGCTTCGTAGAGCAGGCGGCGTAGATATGACTGATTATTGTGGCTTTTCAATTGGAGAAGAATGGGTTATAGGATATGGTTTAGACGACAACGGAATTAAAAGAGAATTACAAGACATTTACGAAAAATAATATATGTATCAATCAATCGGTTACGATAAGAAAAATAACATAATGCACGTATGGGATGACGAATTAGGTCATCAAAAATTTCCATTTCAACCATACGCATATTTACCAGATGCTCAAGGCGAGTGTCGATCATTAGATGGAGCCATATTAACTCGAGTTACAGGCAATCATAAAGATAACCGAAATGCATATGAATCAGATCTCAATGAAGAATTACGAACATTGATTGATTTATATTATGAATCTGATACTCCATCTAAGGGTCAACGAGATTTCTTTTTTGATATTGAGTCTGAACGTGATGAAAACGGATATTCTACTCCAGAAGAAGCTCGCTTAAGAATTACATCTATTGCATATTATGATAAAGCAGGACGAGATCGCAGAGTATTGTTACTCGATGAAGAAAACCGAATTAACACCCCAGCTTTCAAAACCGAAAATTATAAAGTAGAAATATTTCGCACTGAAGCAGATATGTTGACACGATTTATCAATATTTTTGCTGCAGTACAACCTACAGTTATCACAGGATGGAATACAGACAATTATGATATTCCATATTTAGTAAATCGCATCAAACGAGTATTAGGTGCACAAGCAGTTAAAAAATTATCTCCTGCAGGCATCGTTGAATGGAATAAGAATCGCGAACGATATAAAATCTTTGGCGTATCTAGTTTAGATTATTTGACACTTTATAAAAAGTTTACATATACAGAATTACCAAATTACCGATTAGACACTGTTTCTAAATTTGAATTAGGTCGAGGTAAGGTAGAATATGATGGCGATTTAAATCAACTCTTTGCAACAGATATTCACAAATTTGTTGAATATAACATGGTCGACGTTAATCTGGTTTATGAATTAGATGAAAAGACACAATTATTAAATCTTGCTCGTACCATATGTCATAAAGGACATGTCCCATATGAAGATGTTTATTATGCATCTAAATACTTAGATGGTGCTGCAATTGTAGATTTAAAACGTAATGGATTAGTTGCACCTAACAAACAATTTAGATTCATTGAAGAAGAAACAGAAGCAGAAGCACTTGCAGGTGCATATGTAAAGGATCCAGTACCTGGATTATATAAATGGATATATGACTTGGACTTAACTTCACTTTATCCAAGTATCATCATGAGTTTAAATATTTCTCCAGAAACTAAAGTTGGAGTAATTTCAAAATGGGATCAAGAATGTCTTCTAAAGAAAGAACCGCAACAAATAACTTTGCATGATGGAACTTACATTCAAGATGTTAAACAATGGTTGCTTGATAATGAATATACTGTTGCATCAAATGGCGCAGTTTATCAAACAAAGAATAGAGGATTCCTTCCGACTATTCTAGAAAAATGGTTTGATGAACGTGTTGAATATAAAGACAAACGAGATGAATATGAAGTAGGTTCTGAAGAATATAAATTTTATGATGCATTGCAATTAACACAAAAAGTATTGCTTAATTCATTTTATGGAGTATTGGGACTAAAAACATTCCGATTCCATGATTTAGATAATGCAGGTGCAATTACAGCGGTAGGTCAAAGCATTATTAAATTTTCAGCAAAAGTTATCAATAATCATTATACAAAAGAAATAGGTCAAGACTATTTTATTAATGCAACTAAAGGTAAAGCAGAATTTGCATTTTATACTGATACAGATTCAACCTTTGTATCTAGTTTACCACTTATTCAAAAGCGTTTTCCAAATTTTGATGAATCAGATGAGCAATTCATGATTGATCAAACTAATGCAATTGCGTCTGAAGTACAAAAGTTAGTAAATACTATGTATGATAGGTATTCTGTAGTATTTCATAACACAGAAACACATCGTTTTAAAATTAAACAAGAATATGTTGCAAAATCTGGTTTATGGATTGCAAAAAAACGATATGCACAATGGGTTATTTTTAAGGAAGGCAAACCTACGGATAAATTGGATATCAAAGGATTAGATGTAGTTCGTTCTTCATTCCCAACTGATTTTAAAATGGTCATGAAGGAAACTTTATGGCATCTACTTAAAGAAAAAGATAAGACTACAACTACTGATATGATTCATAACTTTAAACAAGGATTAAAAAAATCACCTGTGTTAAATGTAATGAAGAATTCTGGTGTGAAAGAAATATCAAAATATACAAAGAAGCGTAAACCTTTCACAGGTTATATATCAGGCACTCCGGCTCATGTTAAATCTGCAATCAATTTTAATGATTTGCTAAGTATGCATAATATACGAGATATTGATCCAATTACTGATGGCGAAAAGGTTAAATGGGCATATGTATCAGATAATCCATATGGTTTTGAAACAATTGCACTTCGAGGTTATCAAGATCCAAAAGTTATTGAAGAATTTGTTGAACAATATATTGATCGAAATAAAATTTTTGATAAAGAATTAAAAAACAAATTAGATGACTTTTATGCTGCAATGAATTGGGGAGCATTTCCCGAAAATAATAATGTAGCTAAATTCTTTTCATTTGGAAAATAAAAATAAATTCATTATAATATAGTATGATTGGTTATAAAAGCGTATGGTTCGGCAAAGAAGTAGAAGGTCGATTTACCGATGTAGAAACAATGTTTGTTTCTGATTTTAATACATTGCTATTAGGTCATGAACATTGGAAACCTGTATCTCATGTTTATATTTGTTCTCCTGCAACTCGTCAATTAATTGATGGCAATTTAAAAGGATTTAATTGGGATAATGTATTCAATATGATGACAGACAAACAATTTGTTTCAATTGAAGTTGAACCTGGTATGTTAGAAAAGATACCACCGATGATTAGAATTCGAGCACATATTCTTTTGATGCTAAATGAAAAGGATGCTGGATTGTTAAAGAAAACAGATAGCATTAAAGTTGTATATAATGATTATTCGTTATATTGTACAACAGTTCACAATATGCAACAAGTATTGCCAGATGATTATAAATTTGATAGATTCCAACAATGATTCAAGGACTTATAGCAGGAAGTTTCGATGTAATCCATCCGGGATACATTGCAATGTTTAATGAAATGTATGATGAGTGTGATGAAGTAGTAGTATTTTTACATACCGATCCGACAATAGAACGTCCTGAAAAATGTAAACCAATATTGAGTGTAGAAGAACGCATGGATATCTTAGGATCATTACATCAAATTGATTGTATACTAACATATACTCTAGAAAAAGAATTATACACTCATCTTAAGAATTTTGAAATAACTCATTTGTATGAAAATAATGATACAAAGATTGTTAGATATCTAGGAGATGATTATATCGACAAATCATTTACAGGAGATGATTTATCATTTCCAATTCGTTATTTGAGTAGAGACCATGGTTGGTCAACCACTAAATTTAAAAAGTTAATAGCAGATGAAGTACAGCGTAGTAGTAACATTTAGTATTGAAGGATTCCATTGTTGGCCTGCAGCAAAGGATGTCTTCCCGGAAGTATCATTTTTATCGGATAGACATAGACACATGTTTGGATTCCGATGTTATGCAACAGTAACGCATACAGATCGAGATGAAGAATTTATCCTTTTGAATCGCAAAATACAAAAAGCATTGCGAGTAGCATTTAGCAAAGATGTTACTAATGTATTAGAGTTTGGATCAATGTCTTGCGAAATGATTGGAGAATGGTTATTAGAAGAATTTTCATCTCTATACAAAGTAGAAGTTTGGGAAGATTGGGAAAATGGTGCAATCATTGAAAGATAATATGACAGTATTTTTAGTAGATTTAGAATCAATACCGACACGATATACATGTGAATGGAAGACACATGTTCCAAAACTATTACGTGATAATGGATTCGATGTTCATGTTGTAGAAGGAGACCAGTTTATTCCAGAATCAACGACACCAGGTGCATTTTTAAACTTTGGCGGTACTAACATGTATAAAGCAAAACAAGTTTATCATTTGTCATACTTGTTTACTAAAGGACATATTAAAGCAGGAGATCATATTATTTTTACAGATGCATGGCATCCAGGTATCATTAATGTAAAATATATGAGTGAGCTTTTAAATATTCCCGTTATAACGCACGGACTTTGGCACGCGGGTTCATATGACCCAAATGATTTTTTAGGTCGTCTCGTAGGAGATAAACCATGGATTAGGCACGCTGAGCAATCAATGATTGCGGCATATGATCACAATTGGATTGCAACGGCAGCACATTTTGATTTAATGCGTAAAACATATGATGTTTATTTAAATCCGACATTTAATCGTACGGGTTGGCCAATGGAATACACTCATAACATGATTGCTCCGAAGCTTTGGGCTAAAAAAGAAAATATCATCGTTTTTCCGCATCGTATTGCTCCAGAAAAGCGTTTAGATTTATTTCAAGACTTAGCATCGCGACCTGAATTAAAACATTATCAATTTTGCGTAGCAATGGAAATGAATTTAACTAAAACAGAATATCATGAATTGCTTCAAAGATCTAAATTTGCAGTATCATTTGCAGATCAAGAAACATTAGGTATTTCAATGTATGAATCTGCGTGTGCTGGCGCATGCCCACTAGTTCCAAATCGATTATCATATACGGAAATGTATGATCCGATGTTTAAACAAGCAGATACAATAGATAATGCAGTTCAAACAATATTAAAATATGAACAACGAGATTTATCAGAACCAATTGCACAATTGGTAAATAAATTACACAATAACTTTTTTTCAGCAACAAACTTAATTAATAATTTAAAGGAATATAATGAGCGATAATAAAAGATTCATATACTTTCCATCTTTATCTGCAGGTTCTATGGTATCTGCATTTAAGAAAGATATGAAGTTTACAAGCGGCGATCCTGTCAAGTTCTTTGATTCTCGATATCCAGAAAAATGGCGTCACCCATACTTCTTGATTACAGCGGGGCATCATTACAAAAAAATGGATTTCCGCGATCAATTAGGATTAGAAAAAGATGTTTTGGTATTTGGTGACTCGGGAGGTTATCAGATTGCAACCGGTGCATTACCATATAGCAATGAATTGCGTGAAAAGATTTTTCATTGGTTAGAAGCAAATAGTGATGTTGCTGCAAACTTAGATATCCCAC